TTTGCACACCAATCCCCACCAGTTTTGGGATGGCGTCGGCAAAGGTGCTTAAATCGTCGTATTTTTTGGTGTCAAACTCAAAATATGGCACACGGTGCAAGGCAATATTCGGGTCAACGTTAATCTGCAAATACGGCAGGATGATTTGCTGTGTGATGGTCTGTGCCACTTGTTTAGCGTCAGACACCAACAAATCACGACGTACTTCATTATGCACATTGCCCAATGCATTGGTGGAGCTTTTACCATCTGCACCGGAAGTAAGAGTTTGCCCTAAAATCAGGCGGGCGATGGATTTTTCACACCAGTCAACCATTTGCAAGAAAGGGTTATTTGCCGACCCTGCACCAGTATTTGCCGCATTATGCAATTCGATTGTCATAGAGTCAGGCATAATCCCTGCGGCGTTATGTCCGATTTGTGCAAGTGCGCGTAAGAGTGTGCGTTTTTCCTCGTTGGTTGCCCCTGCGCCATATTTGCCAATACGAATCGGCATGCCGTAAAGCTCTAAAAACTCGGCAAAATCCCGCACGGAATAATGCTTAAACATATAAAGCCAAGCCAGGGTACGGAATAACCCCATGCGCGCAAGTTGCACCGAGCGTGACTTATGCGAATGCACCACCCAACCGAACTGTCTTAATGGCTCGCCCATTGGATTGGTTGGCGTTTTTAACAATAAATTGTCATTTTTATCTAACTTAAACCAAGACTGAGGCCGTGGGATAAAGTTATGCGGAATATACTTACCGTTTTCCAATTTCCACTCAATTTCGATGGCGGAAAAACCATGTCCGACTGCGTCCATCATATCCATAAGAAGGTTTTCAAGGTTTGGATATTGATAAAACAACTCGTCAATTTCGGTTTGGAGTTTTTCTTCTGCCGGTGTCGCATTGCGTGGTTCAGCAATGCGCCAATCCAGCGTCAAAATCGCTCGTTTACGCGTCTGAATATTCGCACCGATTGAGCTATCTTGTTCTTCGATGTCCATAAATAACTCGTGCTGTGCCGTAATATCGCCGTTTTCCGCGTCTTCTAAGATGCTTTTCAGCTTTACCGGAGTGATGCGATTGCTTGGGTGGTCTGAAAAAACACGCCCATTAGCTGTCACCATTGCTTCGTCGGTTTGAGTTGGTTCTGTTTTTACCCCTACCAATGTTTTAATTTTTTCCAAAAATTTCATGTTTTATCCTCGCCAAATGCTATATAAATCATCTTCCGCATCAAAATCATCATGCCCCAAGTCTTCATCGTTTAAGCCTATCCACTCAATAGGGGCGGAACTCGTCACTGCATTACGCCATAGCATTTCTAATGCGTCTGGGCCATCATCATGATCAGCTTTTGGAAAATGTCTCAACTGTGATTCAAGGGTGGATTGTGAGCGATGCAATAAAATTAACCCGTTGGCAATATGCGGTTGCAAGCTCTCAATACGAAGCATTTTGTCACTATTTGGTTTTGTTGCCGTGGCAGGCACAGGTTTTCCGCGTGCTGCTGAACGTTTAACCAACTCGGTTTTTAAGAATTCTTGGAATTGCACGGTCTCAACAAACCAACGGTGGCAGTTATACTGTGTATGTAGGCGGATAACGTCCTCAATAATTAAATCGGGTAAACGCTTTTTAATTTGAGCTTCTACAACGTATAATTTACCTGTTTCCCGATGGTATCCACCGACCAAAATTGCAGATGGGTCACGACTTGCACCGGCTTTACCCAGTGACGGGTCAACCGCACCAAAATAAATCAAGTTATTAGGTAATTCTGTCCAATATTTAAGACTGTTCGCAAAAATGGCGTCATCGCCACTGACCGGGTCATTTTGATACTCGGAATCAAATGCCGAATGTCCGTCTTTGGCGCGTTCTTTCATTAAATATAAAATTGGGCGGGCAAGCCATGACACAACGGAACCAGCATCCATTTCCGATTTATGCTGTTGATAAAATAAGTCAGATAAGGTGTCGTCGTCGCCTTCTTCAGACAAATAGATGTTTTCCCATTCATCCCATAACGTCATATTGTCCGGCATGCGCAAAATGGCTTTAAATCGGACACTTCTCCAGCCTTTAGTATTTAAAATTCGGTTCAATACGCTGTCATAGTGCAAAATAGTGCCGACGTAAATTACGTCAAATTTCTCACCGGCGGCACCAAGTTTTAGAACGGCTTTTAAAATCCAGTTGTGTAATTTATTGCGCTGTTCAGGTGTTTGAACAGTTTCATCGTTCTCTATATCATCTAATACAACTAAATCAGGACGAAAAGCTCCATGGCGACGTCCACGTAGCTTTTGCCCAGCACCGACCGCTTCCACTTTTTGCCCTTTAGACGTAAGAATTGCACCGGCACGCCAAACTTTGCCCGGCGTAAGTTCGGGGAAATCAATAGCAAGTCTTGGGTTTGACTCAACCTCAACTTTAATGGCTTCTAACATGCCATAGGCTTGCTCTTTGGTATCCATAGCAATAATAATGTAATTTTTAAGGTTACATACCATGCACCAAAGCGGGAATAATTGCGTACAAATAGTGGATTTCGCCTCACCGCGGGGTGCGGCAATAGCTTGTCGGACGGATTTATCTATTTCTTCAACCGAAAGCGGAAGATTTTTAAACAGATATTCGTGTAACTGGGATTTATGCGGAGAACGTACATAATGCGGAAAATAGGCTTGAACAAAATATTCAAACCCTTTTTCTTTATCTAAGACTTTCTTACGACGCTCTGCAATCGCATGCGGTTTATCATCCCAACCTTCAAAATTCGCTTCGATATTGCGCTGTAATTCAGCACGTAGTTGTTCGAGCTGTTTTTCGAAATCTTTGTATTTCATCTATAACATTACCGCAATAAATAAAAGCCAGCCCCAACCTTTGATACCGGCAGCCATTAACTTAAAAGCACATACAATGCAGACAAATTGCACAATCCAGCGAAAATAGTAATGCTTATGCACAATGGTTTGATTTTGCTTTTCCATCACTTAAACTCCTGCTTAACAATGTTTTCTAAATCATCTAAAACAGACAAAAAAGTAGGCAATAAGTCAGGATGTTTAGTTTTAATTAGATTAGTTACCATCTCAATAACTTTCCATGCTGTTGCTAACTCTGATACCTCTGGCAATAACCGCTTACTGCTCGCCACCATTTTCGAGTAGCTATCACCCAAACCTTGAATCAATTTAGCTTTATCGCTGACCGGCAACTCTTCTGCATGGCGTAGCTCTTCCATCGTCTTTTCGAAGTAGATCACAAACGTGGTGAGCATACCGCGCGCCACGTCTTCTACTTTGCCGCTTGCCATGGTGTTCGCATCACGTACGGTGTCCCAGTTGTCTCCGCGGGCTTCCGCTTCTTTTTTCCAACGGCGAGCGGTGTTGTACGATACACCGGCTTTTTCAGCTGCTTGTTCAAGCGTCAGGCAATCAAACACATAGTAACGGCGTACATAAGCCTTGGTTTTTTCATCGTGTGCCATTATTAGCCCCCAAATTTTGCTTTGATGAGCTCAAAGCCAACCGACACCACTAAACCACCTAAACCGCCCGCCATCACGGATTTAATACCCAATTTATCCATACGCGTTTCAAGCATTTCTAATCGGGTGTCAATGTCGTCCACACGGTCGTCCAACCGGTCGATTTTGCGGTTTACTTCACGTGTTAACGTTAAGATTTCGTCGAGTTTACGGTTAGTCATTTCCCGCTCTGCGGCCTGTTCCGCTCGTTTTTGTCCTCTTGCCGACATTATTTATCCGCCTTTCTGTCGAGTTTTTCAGTAATAGAGTTTAGTTGCTTGGTGATGGCATCCAGTTTTTCCATCACGTTTTTATTCACGATGTTCGCCACTTCTTTCGAGAGATAATCCCGTTTCACTTGGTCGACCTCGTCATGCAGCTGTTTAAATTCACTGTCTAAGCGCTTAAACCAAAGCCCTATAAAAAACACCGCAATGGACACCAGCGCGTTAAACACCATCATCCCATTAATGTGCACTTCCATTTTCACCTCGCTGACAAATAGTTCGGTATGTATCGTTATGCACTTTAATTTGACGTAAGGTTTCCGTCGTATCTTGACGGCTTGCAGAAATCACTGAAAAACCCGCACAGCTTGCATTAATCACGGAGATCCCCTGACTTGTGCAACCCATCAATAAGAGTGTCACGGTCAGCATTGCGACTGTTTTCTTCATTTTTCTTTCTCACTTCAAAATGTTTCACTTGAGTTTCAGCGACGACTTTCTGCGTTTGTAACTGCGCATTGGTTTTTAATAACTGCTCAATCTCACGGTGTGCACGTTTGAGCTTAAATACTACATAACCACAAATACCCAGTGCAGCACCTGAGCCGATTAAAATCATCTGTAGCGTCATCAAATCCCCCTTGGTCTATCCGTTTGTTCCGGTTCGACATAGACTTCACCGGTAATCGGTTCTTCTGGTTTGGTTTGTTTAGCTTGATATGCCATTACAGCGCCCTTAGTTGCCGCTGAGCCACCGCAAAAACAAGCAAAATAAAAAAACAAATCAGTGACGGCAGAACGGTCAAGATAAACGGCATAAATCAGCACACCAGCCATGACCAAAAAGCCAAAAAATTGAATAAATCCTGTCGTACTCGCACGACCATCACTATTGGTAAATAATTCAAAAAATTTACTCATTGACATAATCTCCACATAATCACTTCAGCTGGAGTTGGCTTGCCACGAAAGACATAACTCCATGCGTTTTTACTATAAAAGTGCGGTCGATTTTTCGGGAGTTTTTTAGTTGTCAAGACTCGGTTTTGTAACCAATTAAAAACACGTTTAAACACGCCTAAAAATTTAAACTTCATTATCAATCGCTCCATATTTAAGATTACCCGCCACACGACGCACCCAACCTTTACCAAAGGTCGCAAAAGTGCTGAGTTTGCAATAAAATTCAAGACGTTCGGCATTCAAACGCATAATGACGTCAGAAATCGCCATTTTTTTAATAGCGGCAATCGTCATATTGCCAATAATGCCGTCATCCGCCACATTGACCGCACGTTGCAACATACGGCTTGCATTGCCTAATCCATGATTTACCGCTGCATCAAAAAACTGGAAAGCCACCGCATCAGGCATCTTGTCGCATTGATAACGTAACCAAAATGCGGAGTAGTAGATTTTATAGGCTTGCTCACGCGTCATTGCTCGCATACTGCCTTGATAACCGTTTGCCTGAGCTGTACGTTTAGTGATTCCCCAGTTGGTTTCGCCGCCTGGGTCTCTTGGGTCATTAACGTAGCCGCCTTCGTGACCAATTAAGCGGTTAAAGATTTGTATAAAAGTTAAAGACATAAAAAATACCCTCAATCGTTGATATGATTGAGGGTATTCTGAGTTAAATTAAGTTTAATTAATGGGGGAAGGACTTCCACACGTCTGCTTGCTTTAAAATAACGCCGCTTGTTGATATTGTGGAGATTGATGGGTTCGTACAATTTCCCAGGCGTGACGATCTGACAGATTGTATTTAGAGCAAAGCTCAAGCATTGCCGTACGGCCACTTTTCTTTTCGGTTTGCGTGATATAGTCAAAATCCGCTTTCAGGCGTTCGTTACGCAACAAGCGCAGGGCGACCTCACAACGTGGGATATAGACTTCTTCGGCTCTAAAATAATTACGCAATTTTATCGCATTCTCTGCACCAATTAAGGATTTCAAACGTGGAAAATACACCGCGCCATCAGTAAACCGAAATGTCGTCCCGCCGTATTGATTAATAATCTTTTCGATATCAGCAAACCCGACTAGATCTACCATTTCTAACACGATTTCAGGTAAATAACCTGCAACACTTTCAAGTTCAGACTGCATAAAATTTCCCCTTTGTGACCATTTAGGCGGATTGTCGCACGGATATTTCAAAAAGCAGGTTTCTACACCTAAAAATATGATAAAAAAATCCCGCACGTGGCGGGATTAGTGCGTTATTTATTGCAATTTTCTTTCAAAAGATTATTAACTTTAAGGTATTTTTGCTCGTTGTGGGCATTGAGAAAAAATCCTTTAGCTACCTCCAAAGCAAGGCAGGCTTCTTTCATATCGCTATGTTTCTTTGCCATTTCAAAACTCTTTAATTTATCTTCACCGAGATTGTTTTGTAATTCTTCGGTATTTTTTGCCATTGTTTCAGCATCAATAATGAGGTTAGCGTCTGTGATTTCGACAAAGTATCGGCGGTTTTCAACCCATACCGAATATAAAATTTCTAATTTATTATAAGTTTCTGTTTGCAAAAGCGCATAACATGACCTACTGGCTTTATCCTGTCCCTTTTCTTTTATTTCTCTTACTACAAATACATCTTTAAGGCGGAAATCAATTCCTGTCTCTTTTGTCCTATTATTTAAAATCTGTTCTATGCTATCTCCAACCTCTTCACATTTTGGTATATCTTGGTTTGTTAAGCTGGCTTGCGAAAATAAAGGAATAGATAGGATAAAGAGTGCGATAGTTTTTTTCATAATTTCTCCAATAAAAAAGGCTCCTATGGAGCCTTTAATTTACGCTTAATTTGTTGTTATGCAACTAAATTTTAACATTCTGTTTTCTTCGATTATACACCGCCAACATTTGTATCACTTTTTTCAACTGCCACACTTCCAACCAATGCACAAAATCTATACCAAATGCTTTTTTCGCCATGCCGTCTGCATAACTCTGTGGCAGGCCGTATTCCGTTAAAAGTGCGGTTATTTTTGCCATATATTTCGCTTTATCCGCCCTTGGTGCGGGACGTTTTGGCGCACTTTTCGCACTAAACACCACGCCTTTTGCTTTTATGGCTCGCAATACTTGCATCAATTCAGCATCTGTCATTACGGTGCAACTGTGTTTATCTACCGTGTCCAACAAAAAGCGTTTATATTGGTCGTCGGTCATTTTAAGCATGCCTTTGCCGATGTGGATCTTTTGGATCATCCGTTTACGGGTTTGTGGTTGCATTTTGTTCCTCTTTCCATGTTTTCCAGACTAAATATTCTGGCATATTCTTAACAAACTCCAATTTACCAATAGCCGCATAACGTTCGATATACTGTATTGCCGCTGTCCGTTTGTCTTCTGCTAATTTATCCACATTTTCGACCGCGCTTTTGCCCTGTTCGTTACGCACCACGGCAAATAACGGTTTAGCCCCCTCATACACTTTTTTAAGATAGTTATGATTGGTTAGCGCCACCACGTTTCGGGTCTCACGACGGTTTTTCATCACGCCATTGGTGGTTTCCGTGAGCGCATGGGACAACAACGGACTCGGCTGATACATATCTAACACTTCGCGCATTAATTTAAGCGCACGGCCGTTAGATAACGCCGCTTTCTCGGGTCTAAATAGGGCAATATAACTCACCAACGCACGGGCATTATCGCCGCGTAAATTGGTAATAATCCCCAACATCTCACGCCCGGCATCATCTTCCAACAGCGCATCCAAGTGGATGTCGCTGTGGCAAACCGGGCAACGGCATAATTTCATTTTTAAAACTCCTTTAAACTTGGTTTAAAACACATTATTCAGCCCACTTAAATCCCCCTCTTTTGTAAAGATGGGCTAGGGGAGATTTAATGGGCTGTAAATGGGTTTTATCCCCCAAGATAAGGCTTAGGGCATTCCCAAATGTAATTTTTAAATTCGATACATTTATCTAAAGTTAATATGCCTTTTATGATTTCTAACTCTTGATTAAATGCTTGCCCCCATTCAAACCCATAAAACCTAAAATCAACATTAAATTTTTTGCTTAAATCAATCATTTCAGGCGGACTTAATACCCATGCAGCTGAGATTGGTATGACAACGATATACCCATTCTCCAACTCATATCCCTCAATGATTTCATTTGGGTTGTCGCAAAAAACACGTCGGGCCCCTTTGATTGCTTGCCCTCCAATGTTTTTGATTTCTAACGTGCCCAATTCATCAATGTCACAGTTGCAACCTTCAATGCACTCCGTTAAAAAATGCGTTATATCAGCTAATTCGCCTCTAATTTTTAAATCTCCTACACACCAATTTGGCATAATCTATTCCTCCGGTGGTTGTGGCAACGGTTGCCAGTGGGTAACAACATCACATTTGCCATCAATTTCCGTCTCAAATTCGTTACCGTCTACCATATGTCCAATAAAAACTCGCATTCTTTCTTCGCCGTCGTTATATGGTATGCCATATAGCAATACATCTTTTGAGGTAATGCCATAAAAAACTGTATGATATAATTTAGGCAACCGCTCCGAACACTTAATCCAACCATTGTTTTCACTCATTTTCCCCCTCCAAAATTGCTTTGCGTTTTGCTTTAATAATTGGCGTAACCACCCGTTTAATCGCCAGTTGCAATTCTCCTATAAAGGCCTCATCCTCCATATTGTCAAATGCAATACCCATCAGACTCGAATCAACTGCTTCAAATAATTTGCGATAGCCATCGACTTCGTCAAACACTCCTCCTTCCCAGTCTAATTGCACGATATTTCCGCCTAACACTTGCGTATTTTTTGATATTTCGAGTTGGTCACGTTGGTAGTCGTCCATTTCAACTTCGATTGTCATGCGGACTTTTTGGGTTATTTCATTGCTCATCATCTACTTCCCCTGTAATGCTAAAAATTCACTCTGTTTGATTTCTTGTAAACATTCCGGAATTACCGGGAAGCCATCTCCACCAAAACCATCTGATTTAACTGGTATTGAAACGATAAAGTGGTCACTTGCAACACCACATACAGACACATAACCAGTGCGTGCACCAAGCACCCAGCAAGTAAGCTTTAATTTTCGTAACATAAAATCATTAAAGCTTGGGTATTGATGTAAAATATTTCTAACACTTTGGATTTTATTGTTAAAAGACTTGCCAGCCTTTGTTCTTCCATTACCAGTTATGACAACCTTCTCATTTTCAACCATTTCAAATTTATAGGTTTTATCCTCTTTAATTTTTGCATATTCAGGATTATCTAAACTACAAACAATTCCCCATATATTACGGTCATTCCCTCTCCAGCATTCGTAAAATGGGATAGTGTCAAAAATAGCATCCAACTTTTCGTCTCTTTGTTCGCGTTCTGATCGCCATTTTTGGTCTAACGATTTCACCGGCTCAGCATTTAATGCACATTTAAAATATCTAAATTCAGGTCTCATATTTGCTCCTTTAATAAGTGGGATATTGGCTTCTCAAAATCCGATAACAATTTGTCTTTAACTCAAAAATGCTTCTCGGCAGAGCGTTAATAGGTAAGGTTTTACAGGTTTTCCCTGTGTCGTCCATACCATACGGCACACCGATTGCACGCCAACATCGTGCGGCTTGTACCGCTGCGTCTTTAACCACATCCGAGTTAATCACAAAGCTATTTGGCCCAATGCGTTGTAACAAAATACCTTGCGCTATAAGCTTTTTAACCCGTCGTCTAAATTGACTTTCGCTCAATCCGGATCCGGCAATCAGTTGGCTTACGTGCAATATTGCAAAGCTTTCTGCATCTTTCGTCGCATGCTCGTCACTATATGTGCCAACACTTCCACCGATATAAGTCACTAAGGTTCCTTGCGCAATACGGTCTAATGTTTCATCCCAAATATACTCAAGGATATGTTCATCTAGCACTTTCATACTTTCCCCAATCTCATTCTCAACCCTGGCAACAAATTCTGCACATTCCCCACATAAACAGCAGCATATTGAGCCTGCCCTGTGCGAAGATAGGTTTGTGCTTTAATAAGCTGCATTGCTGCTTGTTGCAATATTTCATCCAACCGCACTTTTTCTTGCTCACTCATACTTCCTCCACCTCAACCACATCATCAATTTCCGTAATCGTATGCGGTAGTTTATTTACATCGCATACATTTAGGTCGCACATGTCTAAAACTTGTTCGTTGTTTTCTGCTTCAACAACTGCCTCAACCAAACAATAAAAGCGTGCTACATACTTAGCCATGTCTCACCTCCGGTCTTCTATTTGGATAACGCACATAATGCGCACACATCTTTTGGCGGTTTAATGCCCATTCTTCATTTTCGCTTTTTCGAGCAACAATAGCCGCTCTCTGCCAGGCAGCCTCAGCAGTTGCCCATGCACCAGCACGCTCCATTTCGACCGCCAACGTGCTAAAATCTTTATAGGTTCGTAGTTTTTCCATACATTGCTCCTTAGTTAATGATTAAAACCTATTACTAATGCCCTTCATTCCGTCCCCCTCTTTCGTAAAGAGGGGTTAGGGGAGATTTGAATGCGCTGTAAATAAGCTTTATTCTTCGTTGACGGTTTCTATATCACGCCAAACCTGCTTTATGACTTTGCTATTGTCGTCAAAATATTTGGTTGTTTCGATAAACTCTTTTTGCAAAACCAATTCGCCGTTTTTGCGTCTAAAAAGCCTAAAATTCTCTCCTTCTTCTAAGCCACGTTCGCATGCTCTAATTCTAAAATCTTTCATATTGACGAACATTTCTAAACCCCCGCTACATCTAACGCAATCGGCACATACTGATCGCTTTCGCCCACACGCTCATAAAGTCGTACATAAGCCTTACTGCTTACCACTTGCACGCTTTCGCTAATTGCTTGCATTGCGTTTTGCCAGCGGCTATCTTGGATTTCGACGCGGCGTAAGCCCAAAATACGCGAGGTGTTCAAATTGCCTTCCTTATCCACATTAAAAGCGCGTTCAATTAATGCTTTTAATTCAGGGCGAGAGCCTTCGCTCCATTCATTCAAGCACTCATCAATCAACACTTTTGCAGCCTGGATACGTTCGTCGAACTGCAAACTTTCATTGATGGCACGTTGAATTTTGTATTTACCGTCATAGCTAAACAGGGTCACATTGCCTTTATTACCACCCACTTTCGCTCCATATTTCTCGGCGGAAAGCTCAATAAAGGCTTGCACATCACCAAAAATGCCTTCTTTAAAATGGCTAATTGCTTTGCTTAAATCACGGCCACGTTCCACCCATTCATGCACGAGCGTATCACGCGCTTTGTCGATCTCTTTCACCAACTCAGCTGGCGTTAAATTGCCTTTGGCATCGCGCCAATATTCTTTACCTTCAATCATCACTTTCATGGTTTAAACCTCTTCTTTGTCTAATTTAATTACGATTAATCTGTTGCCTTTGTTACGCTTGAGTATCGCTTCCGACCCCATCGCATACAGCGTTTTCTTTTGTATGTTAAATTTCTTTGCTAATTCATCCGCCGTGCCGTCGCCTAGATTCTCTTCTCCGCGATATACGGCGTAGATTTGACGATATTTAGGCACCTCTCCCCCTTAAGCCCAATAGACCATAACGCCTTGTTCATTTGCTACGTTTCGCACAATATGCACGCCGTTTTTTACAGTAGTCATTTGCACGCCTTTTTCCTGTAATCGACGGCTCGGGTTTAAAATCACCATTTTTGGAAAACGGCCGTCTTTACTCTCAACGATTTGTACGCCTTCACGTCTTAACGCATACGCTACGCGGTTCATTTGTTCGCTCATTTGGTTGCTCCTTTGGTTTAATTAGTTGATTAACATGCCGGCGTAAGAGTTGATTAACTTCTCGTCAATCTGTTTGCCGTGCATTTCGGCCACACGAATCACACCGCGCATTAACTTGGTTAAACGGCGCGCATTGCCGTGGCTGGCTTTAAATAGGATTTGGTTAAATTCGCCCGTACCTAAGCCGTTCTCTGCCAGTTTATGGATGTCGTCTTCGCTTAATTGGTTGCCTAAGTCGCAAGCCAAGCCCACGCGGCTATAAAGCTGCGCTAATTCGCCGTATTTTCCTTTTAAGTTCACAAGTAGGCGAGGCATACCGGCAAGCACCACACCGCAGCCTGTCAAGTCATGGATTCGGCGGATATATTCCAGACTTTTCGTGCTTAACAATTCCGCTTCGTCCACAATAATTAAGCGACCTTCGCCCAATTTTTCAGTGATACGGGTAAATAATTCATGGTTTGCCCCGACTTCGTTTAACCCCAACTGATGGCAGAGGTTTTTTAGCAATACTTTCGGGCTACAACTCGGTTCCACTTCGATAAAAATTGTTTCAGGGTTTTGGCTGACATACTGTTTTAATGCCTTGGTTTTGCCCAATCCTGCCGCGCCATAAACCACGCTTATTTCGCCTTCCACATGGGCAATATGCACCACATCAAGGCAACGCTCGGCGGCATAAGTAGGCACAAATTCGCTGTTAAAATTGCGCTCAACCACTTTGTCTTTTTCGCGTTTGATTAAGCGATCCACCGCTTCGTCAATGTCCTTATTCACCCCTTTATAAGTACCTTTTAAATACTGGTTAATAACTGCAACGGACTTGCCGAGGGCTTTTGCTACTTGCGTTTGGGTTAGCCCTTTTTGTTCCATAAATCTTGCGAGTTGTTCTTTCATGCGATTGCTCCAAATGTGTTTCTGATTAAATTTGATGCGTGGCAGATAAAATTGCCTTTTAATGTATAAATTGCTAAAAAGTCTCGGTCTGGTCTCACTTCAACTGATTTACCATCCCATTCAATTAATCTGTAAGCAAAATACTGGTTCTTGTTATATTCAATTCGTCCTCGTTGAGTTCGACGGATAATGCGTTTTTTCACTTTTAACCTCCTGCCATCTTGCGTTGTTGGCGTCTCATTTCGCTTGGCAACAACGCAATTTCTTCGTCCTCGTCAAAGCGGTTGACTTGTTTTGCGCGTAAACCGTGTAACAGTTCTGCGCCTTGTTGATGTTCGATCGTAATAACCGGATTTAATTCGTCTAAAATCTCATTTTCACGGTGTTTAATACGGTTTAATCTACCTTTCGCGCGGTTTTCACGTTGTTGTTCAACCATAGGTACCGGGAATGCGGCTTTCTTGTGTGCCTCGAATTCAGCGTTACAGATAAAACGACCATCTAACGTGCGCACCTGCACAAAATCCGCATTGTGAATATCCACACCGACCACCACTTCTTTCCCTTGATGGTTTAGCAGTTCAAGGTGGAAATATTTGTGGTTTTTCCATTCAATTAGTCCGCGTTTCGTCACCCGTTTAAAGTGCGGTCGCTCAATGTCGCGTAATTCCACGTCGGAAAGGTAAACAATCAGTTCTGGATTAGTTACGCGTTCATACTTGACAGCAGGAGTGCAACGAATTTCAGAGTGCACATGCTCGTTGTTGTACCAATCAATCACTTCTTGGATACCAACCATCAACTCTTCCCAGCTCACCAGTTTTTCTTTCGCTTTGCGTTGTAACGGCGTTAAAACCGCCCCTTTTTTCGCATTGGAAAGGGAAATCATGGATTGCAACATCCGTCTTTTGCTATCAGGGTCTGCATCCGCCCCGTAATAGGTTGGAAAACGTTGTGCAATGCGTTTACCGACGGTTTTATTTAAGCGTTCAATAATCCCTCGTCCTTGCGGATTACCCGCAATCCCAGTGGCGTGATAAATGCTAAAGCGAGGTAAAATCCCAGTTACTTCAGCATCAAGTAAAATATTTTTCTCACCGCCCCCGTTATCGGAGTAATAAATACAAGGTAAACCATGTTGAGAAATGGCATGGCGTAAAGCGTCCAACACTGCAAAAGCACTTTCAGATAACGCCAACGACCAACCCACAATTTTTCGGCTTGCACCATCAATAATCATGGTTAATTCAGGCGTGAATGGTCGCCCGTGAATAGGGTGTGCCACTTTCATCTTCAGCGAATGACCGTCACCAATCCAAATATCATTAGCCTTAAACAATGACCAATCACGCTCAACATAAGGCAATAAACCTTTGTATTTTGAGCCGGTCAAGCGGCCAAACTCTCGGATATGCAATGGCAACTTAGCCAATGCACGACGCACTCGGTCAAGGCTTGGTAACATTTCACGTAACATGTCGTCATTTTCGTGGCGAGTAAGCCATTCGGTTTCAAAAATGCGATACGCATCCATTACGCTAATGCCGTTGGTTTGGCGATAAATCCCCATAAACCAAGACATCCACCAAATACTTTCCACTTTATCTGCCTGGCGTTGACTCGGTGCCAATGCACGCAAACGTTCTTCCGCTGTTTTGCATTTGTGATAATCGATCACCCACTGATTCAGGGTTCTTGGTGATAACACACGGCCGCAGTTATTGCCGTTTTTACTGTTAGCCTTGGAGACTAACGCCATTAAATCCGCCGAAATTTCACCGCACTTTGCCGCATTGCATAGGTGGGTAATGGCTTTGATTCGGCTTTGCACCTGTTCCAACTCGCTTACATAAGCCACCAAAGCCATGCGTGCATCAGCAATTTCGCGCTGTTTGGTGGTGAGGTCGGCAAGGTTCAGATTTTTAACCGTTGGGAGTTGTTTTGGTTTTGTTGCAACAACCGCCTCCGTGAATTTGTTTCTAATTTCGGTTTGAAGATCCATTGGCAAACTAGCTAATTCATATTCAACGCCACCGCCTCGCCCTTGACGCTTTCTAGCCTTGCATTTATTTCGTTCAAAAAATGCCTGGATATTTTTAGGTGCTTTTGGCAAACCCGATACTCCGAATTCGGCATATTCATAAACTGAATAATGTGTTTTTAACTCTAGACCAACCATAAATGTTCCTTTTTGTATCTTTTAAGTTCAATTTCATTTATGATGTTAAAACTTATTAGTTAGGACTGGCTTTCTATTACGCTCTGCGAATCGTTCAGCCCAGATAATCTCAGGAGCGATTCCAATGGCATTGGCAACAAGTCGTTCCATTTTCGGGTAAGACTTATCAAAAACCGTTTTTAATGTGCTGTAACTCACATTGCCTTCAGCCGCTAAAGAACGTAATGTCCAGCCTTTCTTTTTAAGTTCCGCAAGGATGTCGGCTTTATGCCAATTTACTGCGGTTTTTTTTGTGCTCTCTAATACACTCATTTAATACCTCTTTTTTGTTGTATCTCTTGTGGTGTATATTAAACGTAATAGTTGTAACGTGTCAACTATTAATTCACCGTAATAGTTAAATTTTTTAAAAATTATTGTTCTTTTGTGGTTAATTTATTTAAAAACAATAACTTAAATTAACTATTACGGTTAAATAAAAATTTTATGCACCGTAATAGATTAAACAAATTAACTATTACGGCATAACTTCTACAGAGGATATGTAAAAAATGACAGAAAAAGATAACTTTCCTGAAAGAATTGAGTTTGTGATTAATCGCTTAAATGGACCTAGTGAGTTTGCTCGTCAAACAGGCGTAACACTATCAACCATTACAAGGTGGCGAAAAGGAGAGGCTGAACCGTCTAGAACTAATTTGGTTAAGGTTGCAGATAAAGCTAATGTTAAAATAGAGTGGCTAGCGGCTGGCAGGGGTGAAATCGAACGGACAACGCCAGATGAAAAACTATACAAAATAGCAGAGCCAATGGCTCAATATTCACATAGCGCCATTGATAATGGATTTGAATTCATTGATGATTGCCGTGATGTTATCGTAACTGCGGGTTATGGCGGTATAAACGGAGATTACCCCGAAATTAAGAAAACTAAAATAGAAAGCGAATGGTTGCGCGCAAGAGGGTTAAAAGCCGAAGATTGCGGCAAATATAAAGTGTGCGGCGATAGCATGGACGACACATTAAAAGACGGCGAAGACATTATCGTCAATCATGCCAGCAAAACGTTAATTGATGGCAAAATCTTTGTTTTAAATAATCAAGGATCAATGCTGATAAAACGCATTCAACGCACATTTAGCGGGGTAGAGCTACTCAGTGACAATAGCGCATACCGCCCAATAAAACTCACGGCGGAAGAGGCGGACAGCCTGCTTGTGATTGGTCAAGTTGTGTTAGGCTACCGCAATTTTTAAATGTAAATTCAGTTATCAAGTATTACTTAATAACTCAAATTAAAAGCGGTTTTTAAAAGTGTTTAAAAACCATTTAAAAACCGCCTATTCCTATGCAAATAAAAACACAAATTCCGCCCATTTTTCACCAATCCCCACCATTTTCATTATTTGCATAACTATTACCCCTTAAAAACAACAAAGCCCCATAAACAGGGGCTTTATCGTATTTTTTCGCGCCAAATTTTTTTGTTTCTTTCTATGCAAATATTGTCACTACCCCACAGTGCTACCCGTTTTAAAACAGAAACTTTGCCAGTGGCTGTATATCTCAATATTTCCAGCGGTGATTTTGAAATTGCGATTGGGGCAGCCTTATGGCTTTTAATGATTTCAGCCTGTTTACTTTTTTTATTACGCGTGCTTAATCGGGAACTTTAGGATGTTACAGATTCAACATTTACAGGTTGGTATTTTAAAGGATATTAGCCTAACGGTTGCAAACGGTGAATCGGTGGCGATTGTTGGGCAGTCTGGCAGCGGAAAAACTACGCTTCTCAATGCCATTGCCGGTTATTTGGATTATCAAGGCACTATTACCTTTAACCAATGTGCTTGGGATAACCTCGCCTCTTGGGAAAGACATTGTCGTTATTTAAATCAACGTTTATATCTTTTCCCTCATAAAACTGTAGGGGGAAACTTAAGTTTAGCGAAACCAGAGAGCACTAGACAGGAGCAACTTGATTTATTGGCACTGTTGAACATTGATACGTTGATCGATCGTTATCCGCACCAATTATCGGGTGGGGAGCAACAGCGTGCAGCACTGGCTCGGGCGCTAATCAATCCACCGGATGTGATGCTATTAGATGAGCCATTTTCATCATTGGATTGGCAAACCCGTCAACAGATTTGGCAAAACGTAAAAAGCTTGCTCAAAGCCTTCAATCTCACCACATTATTAGTGACCCACGAACCTAAAGAAGCAGATTTTCTAGCGGATAGACAAATTCATTTACATTTAGGGCAATTAATTTAAGGACAAACTATGATTTATTTCTCAGACAAAGAACTCGATGATTTTTTATTGGAAGATATTTACCGCGGTGACTTAACCACGCACGCATTAGGGCTAGAAAAAGTCCCAGCAAAAATTGAATTCAAACGTAAAAATGCCGGAATGGTAGCGGGGATTTCGTTGGCAGAACGGTTACTGAAAAAATTAGGCATTACGCCTCAGGTTTATGTGAATGAAGGGGAAGCAGTTGAAGCCGGTGCTTTATTGCTAAGTGCGGTCGATTCTGCGGATAAATTACAGCAGGCATGGAAAGTGGTGCAGCTTGTATTGGAATGGTCTTGTGGCGTGGCGCAATACACGGCGGAGATGATTGCTAATGCCAAAGCCATTAACCCGCATGCGGTGGTGGCTTGTACCCGTAAAAGTATCCCGAATACCCGCAAACTGGCAACTAATGCAGTGTTGGCTGCTGGCGGACATATTCATCGTCAAGGCGTGAGTGAAACCTTATTGGTTTTCACTAACCATCGTAATTTATTGGCTGAACCGAATAACTGGACACATATCGTGGAAACCTTGAAGGGTGAAGCGCCAGAAAATAAGGTTACCCTTGAAGCAGACAATTTTGCACAATTTGAACAAATGATTATCGCTTCTCCAGATATTATTCAGCTAGATAAATGGTCGGTTGAAGACGTGAAAGCGGCTTTAGATCTCATCAAAGCACAAGGTAGAAATATTACGCTTTCTGTTGCAGGTGGGGTGAATAAAAATAATGTGGCAGATTATGCCAAGTTAGGCATTAATTTATTTATTACCTCTGCACCTTATTATGCGGCACCAGAAGATATTAAGGTGGTAATTACTAAGGCATAGAATTTAAAGTGCTTCTTTACA